GCTGCAGGCCGCCGACGAGGCAAACTGGGAGGAGAGCAAGCACCCGCGGGCGCCCGACGGAAAGTTCACGAGTGGCGGCGGCTCCGGTGGCGGCGGCAGCGGCGAAGGCCTGCTGGATGAGGCGCTGGCCGGCCTGTCGACGGACCCGGACGAGCAGATCAAGAAGTTCTCGGCCGAGGACTACGGCATTCCGGACGACCTGCTGCCGCCCGACGCGATGGTCTATGAGGTGCCGGCGCAGCAAAAAGAGCAGTTCATCGCGCTCGCCGACAAGGCCGGCGTCAAGGTCAAGAGCATCGGCGAGCTGAACGAGGAAGGATCGCACGAGGGGTTCTATGTGGCCGGCATGCTGCCGCCAAAGAGCCAGCAGCCTCCCAAGACGAAAAAGGAAATCATCGGCGCGCTGCTGACCAAGCCCGGCGGCACGACGGTGGCGGAGATCCTGAAAGAGACCGGCTGGCCGAGCGTTTCGGTCCCGCAGCAGGCGGCCGCGCTCGGCATGAAGCTGGAAAAGCAGGTCAAGAACGGCAAGACGACCTATATCGGCGTGCCGATGACGGACGCCGAAAAGGCGGAGCTGAAAAAGGCCGCGCTGGCCGCCAAGGCCAAGAAGCAGGACCCCCCGGTTGCTGCCCCGACTCCGGCCGCAGTCAAAGCTCCGGTACCGGCACCGTCGCCTGCACCGAAGCCGGCAATCCAGTATCCGCCGCCCACGCCGGCCGAGCTGGAAAAAGCCAAGAAGAGCGTCGCGCTGCAGATGGGGTACGTCCCGGGTCCCAAGCCCGAGATTGCCGGCGGCGAGCCTATGAAGATGGCCGAGGCCGCGGTCAAAGCCTTCAACGATCAGTGGGCCGGCAAGCAAAACCTTTCGCCCGATCAGCTCGCGCAGAAGGTCAACGCGTTTAAGTCGCTGCAAACCGCGATGAAGCAGCTCAAAAACGTCGAGACCGCAAATCAGGCGCAGATCGCCGCCAAGGCCAAGGCCGAACAGGCCGCCAAGGCGAAGGCGATGGCCGAGAAGGCGGCCGCCGAAGCGAAGGCGCACGCCGAAAAGAACAAAGTCCTGATGGACGAACTCGGCATCGGCCCCGATCAGGCCGAGGGTTTGTCGGCGCTGGCAAAGATGCTCGGGCAGTCGAACGCCGACCTCGCGCTGGCGTTTAAGAGCTACGAGGCGAAGGCCAAGTCCTACGGCTATCCGCTGACCGGCATCGAGTGCGCGACCGTCATGAGCTACTCGAACGGCAGCTACGGCGCCGTGAACGCCGCGCTGCGCTCCGGCGCCTGGACGCCCGCGCAGCACGTCTACGTCTCGATGGTGAACAAGGCGCTCGACAAAATGCCGAAATACACCGGCAGCGAGGCCGAGGGCACGCACCTGATCCGCAACACGCACCTGACTCCGGAGCAGATCGCCGAGTACACCGAGGGCCATATCATTCAAGAGAAGGCCCTGATGAGCACCAGCACGAAGAAGCCGAACGGCGTCTTCAGCGGCAACGTGCGGTTCGTCATCACCGCCAAGGGCAAGCGCGGCGCCAGCATCAAGAAGCTGTCGCATTACGGCAGCGAGGACGAGGTCGTGTTCAAGGCGAAGACCTTCTTCAAGGTCAACAAGGTCGAGAAGCTGACCTCGAAGCTGTCGACCGGCGCCGACACCGTGATCCATCTTGAGGAGTGGGAGGACCTATGACGACGGACCCCGATAAGATCGACCCCGAGAAGGGCGACCCGGACGGCAAAAGCAAGTGGTCCCCCGGCGAAGGCGCCGACGGCTCCATCGCGATCTACACGCCCGATGAGGCCGCGCGGCTGATCGGCGAGCGTAACGCCGACGAGGCGGCGTTCAATGAGCTGCTGATCGAGCCCGGCGAGACGCTGCCGGTCGACCTGGACTCCATGACGTCGGAAGAGCTCGACGAGCTGATCGAAGGTCTGGACGCGCAAAGCGACGCAGCGTAAACCCTCGGGGCAAATTTTCCCCCGGAGCCAACGATGGAAAAGCCCCGCAGGTTCGCACAAGACGAAGTCGTCCGCCTGATCGCGGTCGATCCGACCACCATGCTGGCGCCCTATCTCGGGCAGGAGGGTCGGATCGTCGATCACTTGCCGGAAAGCGGGTTATATATCGTCGAGTTCGACGTAGGCCGCGCGACGCCGGATCGCGGCGGCCAGCTCGGCCCCCGGTTCGTCGTCAAGGACGAGTGGCTGGACCCGGAGGTCACCGAGAAGATGCAGGCGGCCGCGAAGATGGTGATCGAAGCTGCCGCCGCGCTGACCGGCTTTGTCGACGACGCCGCGGTGGCGGCCGACGTACACCGCGCCATGCGCCGCGCGAGGTTCGAGCGATGATCGTCGCGATGACCGCCTTCGTCGTCTCGATCGCGTCCATCAGCGGGACCGCGGTGTTCCTGGCGGTGGTCGGGCTGAGCTTCCGGCCGCATTCCGACATCGCCATGACGGTACTGCGCTGCGGCGGCGCCACGTTCGCGATTTGCGTGGCCGCCCTCTATCTGATGGGCGGCCCATGAAGCTGCCGCGCGGCGTCAAGGTCCTAAAGGCCGTCCACCCGAACGCCGGCATCGGCGCCGACTATCGCGGCAAGCTGGACCGCCTGATCGCCCGCATGCAGCGGTCCTACGTCTACTTCCTGAAGGCGCAGTACCGCGCGACGCCCCCGCGCATGGCGATGGACGAGACGCCGGCTCAAGAACTCGAGCGAGAGCTGCGCCGGCTCGGCATCCGATGGCAGGAGGAGTTCACCAAGCTGGCGCCGAAAATGGCGCGGTGGTTCTCGCAGTCGGTCGAGCGGCGGTCCGCGCTGGCGATGCAGAAGATGCTAAAGGACGCCGGCATGACGGTCCGGTACACGATGACGCCGGCAATGCGCGACGTGTTCCGCGCGACCGTCGAGGAGAACGTGGCGCTGATCCGCTCGATCGGCCAGCAGTACCACACCGAGGTCGTCGGGCTGGTGATGAGGTCGGTGCAGCAGGGCCGCGACCTCGGCACGCTCACAAAGGCCCTGGAGGATCGTTACGGCATCACGCGACGCAGAGCCGCGCTGATCGCCCGGGATCAGAACAACAAAGCGACCGCGGTGATGACGCGGGTCCGCCAGACCGAGGCCGGCATCAAGCAGGCGGTGTGGCTGCATTCGCTCGGCGGCAAGGAGCCGCGCAAGACTCACCTCGCCAACAACGGCAAGGTCTACGACATCGACAAAGGGTGGTTTGACCCCGATCCGCGGGTGCGCCGCCGGATATGGCCCGGCGAGCTGATCAACTGCCGGTGCGTCTGCAAGCCGATCGTCAAGGGGTTCTCATGAGGCAAATCAACGGAGGAGAGGCCATGTTTTTCAGGAGCGCATTCTACGGGATCGTCGGCGCGATGGTGGTCGGCGGGTTATCGCTGGCGGCCGAGCGGCCGGTATCGACGCACAAGAGCGACCGGGAGCTGTCCCGCAAGGCGCCCGGTGCGGCGCCGATCGTCCCCCAGGGGACGGTGACGTTCGGGGAGTCGGCGGCCCCCTCGCCGGCCGCACAGCACCGCGCGCGGCTGCGCTGGCCGGAAATGACGCAGAAGGAGATCGACGACCTGACCGCGACCTTAAAAGCGGTCGCGAAGACCCGCGGCGCCCCGGTCGCGATCGTCTGCAAGGACCCGATGTGCGAAGATCTGGCGCTGAACCTGGACAACGCGTTCGAGAGCGCGCGATGGAAGAGCGAAATTGTGATCGGCACGGTGTTCGGCGTTCCGGAGGGCGTCACGACGTCGTCGCAGTGGCTGGCCGACCTATTCAACGCCGCGACCGGCAATCGCTACGGCGCCAAGGTCGTCAGCGAGAAGGTGGCGGACGGCGAGGCGATCATGATCGGCGCGAAGCCGCGCGGGGACCGCTGAGTTGCGAAATTGCGCAACTTACCGATTCCGTGATATGCGCCCTGCATGGGCGCGAACTTCTGCTACGAGTCGATCGCGAGGATGGCACCGTGGGACTTTTGGGCCCACCCTTCCTCGCTTGATCTTTCCGAGGCGGACCGCGAGCTGACGGTCAAGGGCCCCGATCAGGCACCGCCCGAAGCTATCCAGCGCATTCAGCTCGCCTGCATGAAGGCCTGCGTGGCGCTCCGCGACTGCGACATCGACCTCCCGCACCGGAAGCCATCATGACCACGACCGCCGCCAACGCCGCGATCCCGGCCGGCCTGATCGGCCGCCGCAAGACCTACGACCACGAGGCGCTGAAGGGCGCGAAGTCGAACGCGGCCGGCGTCCTGTTCGTCGCGCCCGACGGCGACGTGCTGCTGCTGCACCGGGCCAAGACCGAGGAGAATTTCCCCGGGCATTGGGCGCTGCCGGGTGGCAACGCCGACGAGGGCGAGACCCCCGAGCAGGCCGCGATCCGCGAGGCGCGCGAGGAGATCGGCGTCGACGCCGACCCGGCCGCCCTGAAGGACCTGGAGAAGGTGATCACGCCGAAGGGCAAGGCCTTCCACACCTACGCGATCCCGGTCGCCGAGAAGTTCACGCCGAGGCTGAACGGCGAGCACACCGGCTACGCGTGGGCCTCGCTCGATATGCTGCCGCGGCCGCTGCACCCCGCGATCGACGACATGCTGCGCAAGCGGCTCGGCGTCGCGGAGGATATGTCGCCGATGGATTGGGCGGCGCTGCGCGACGGGCTGCTGAAGTGGACCGCCGAAGAAGAGCGCGAGGAAGAGCACGCGATGGCAGGTGATTCGGCGCTCACGCTCGCGCTCGATCGAGACAGCGTCCGCGAAAAGCGTCGCGACGGCCAGCTCGTCGTCAAGCGCGCGCACATCACGAAGGCGAACGTCTGTCCGTATCGCGGTTCTGAAATCCCTGGCTGGCAGCAGCTCGGGCTGGAGCCTGACGCTATCTACAATTTGCTCCGCGACCCCGACGAGCTGAAGAAGGCCGCGCCGACGCTTAACGGCGTGCAACTGCTGCGGAAACACATTCCGGTCAGTGCTGACGATCATCAGCCCTACGACACCGTCGGATCGCTCGGTAGCGACGCGGAGTTCGTCGAGGACGGCGGGGAAAATTATCTAGACAATTCGCTCTTCATCAACGCGGCCGACGCGATTGCCGGCATCGAGAGCGGGAAGAAGCGAGAGCTATCAGCGGGGTATCACTACACGCCGGACATGACACCGGGTGTTTTCCGTGGTACGCGCTACGACGGAGTGATGAGGGACATCGTGTTCAATCACGTTGCTCTCGTCGAGGATGGCAGGGCCGGACCGGACGTGGTCGTCGGCGACAGCATGGAGAACCTCATGGCGAAGCCGACGAAGCTTGCGGTCGCGATCAATCGTTTGTCCGTTGCCGCACTCGCACCCCTCCTCGCGATGGACCAGAAGGTCACGCTCTCGAAGGACCTGTTCGCCCCGATCACCCGCAAGAACTTCAAGGACAGCACCGCCAAACTGTTTGACGGCGTGCGGCTCGCGATGGACGGCAAGCTGCGCCCCGGCATGGCGATGGACGGCCCCCTGGAGCACCTGAAGGCCGCGGTCGACGCCTACGAGGAGCTGGCCGGCCCGAAGGCCGATGAGCCGGCGCCCGAAGAGGCCGTGATGCAGGACACCGTCGAGCCGATTGCCGGCGAGGTCGAGGGCAAGGTGTTCGACGACGGCAAGATCGCCGACTTCCTGCGCTCGAAGGGCATGGGCGAGGACGACATCAAGACCGTCTGCGACATGATGCCGAAGAACGGCATGGCCGGCGACGAGGACGACGACGACGACAAGGACAAGGACAAGGACATGAAGGACACCGTCACCAAGCAGGCGATGGACGAGGCCCTCAAGGCGCAGAGCACCGAGTTCGACAAGCGTCTGGCGGCGGTCCGCGAGAATGAGCGCGGCGTCCGGGTGGCCATCAACGAGGTCCGCGCGTGGGTCGGCGATCTTCCGCCCGCGATGGCGTTCGACAGCGCGGCCGACGTCTATCGCCACGCCCTGGTGATGAAGGGCGTCGACGGCGCCAAGACGATGCACGCCGACGCGCTGTTGCCGGTCCTCAAGACGCTGCCGAAGATCGGCGCCAAGACCGAAATCTCCGCTCCGGCGCCGATCGCGATGGACACCGCGAACGAGGCCTACAAGCTGGCGCGCGAAATCGCGCCGGGCTTGGCCGCTATCTCGTCGATCTGAACCGGCGCACCGGCGCGAACCTTTTCCACAACTTTCGGGACCCCACCACGGAGAGAGCTAGATGAGCGGCACCGGCGGCTTCCAAACTCAAGTCTATTCGCAGCCGTCTCCGGCGGTTGCCGGCGATCGCGCCAGCCAGAACCCGATCGCCAGCTATGACGCCGGCCCTGGCGGCCTCGTGTCGGGCGCCGCGCTGTTCGTCGGCCGGTTCGCGTGGGTCAATCCCCCGCTCGACCCGAACGGTACCCCGGCGGTCGCGAACTGCTCCGGCGCCGGTGCGCCGGCCGGCTTTGTGATGCGCGAAATGCAGGGGACGAACACCACGTTCCTGTCCTACGCCGGCATGCAGATTTTGCCCGGCCAGCAGTGCGCGCTTCAGACGACCGGCGACTTTTGGGTCGTGAACGACGGCTCCTCGCAGGCCAACTATGGCATGAAGGCGTATGCGGACCTCGCGACCGGCAAGGTGTCGTTTGCGGCGACCGGATCGCCGACGACAGGCCCGTCCGCGACCGGCTCCTCGATCGCGGCCTCGACCTTCTCGGTCACCGGCTCGATCGCGGGCGACGTCCTGACCGTCACGGCGGTCGGCTCCGGCACCGTCGTGGCGGGCGCCACGATCTCCGGCACCGGCGTTGCGTCCGGCACCAAGGTGCTGTCGCAGATCTCCGGCACCGCGGGCGGCGTCGGCACCTATCGGGTGTCGATCGCCAACCAGACCGTCGCGTCGACCACCGTGTCGGGCGCCTACGGCACCTTCACGGTCGGCACGCTGACCACGACCCCGACGTTCGCGGTCGGCCAGCAGCTCAACGCGACCGGCTCGGTCGTGGCCGGCACCACCATCACGCAGCTGCTGACCGGCAACGGCGGTTCGGGCTCGACCTTTGCGGTCGACAACAACACCGTCGTCGGCTCGCAGACGATCTCCGCGCTGACCAGCGTCGAGACCAAGTTCTACGCGCGCTCCGTCGGCGGCCCCGGCGAGCTCGTCAAGATCAGCTCGTGGACCAACGCGGGCGGCCAGTAACGGCCGCCCTTCACCATCACCAGCTAACCGGGACCATCCAGGACTGAGGCAGGAGCGACACTGATGAACCGCCAAGAAGCCATCGAGAAGTTCAACCAGCTCCGGCCGCAGTTGGAAGCTGGCGGTCTGATCCTGTTCGGCACCCGGATGCTCGTCCCGGACGAGCTGAAGGCCAGCAACGTGTCGATCCGCGACCTTGCCTCGTCGCTGGCGATGGACTCGGCCGGCAACCTCGTGACCGACCCGAACGCCGCGATCCCGGCCATGCTGACGACCGCGATCGACCCGGAAGTGATCCGCGTCGTGTTCGCGCCGCTCCAGATGGCGAAGATCCTCGGCGGCGAGAAGAAGGCGGGCGACTGGCTTGAGGACACCCGCATGTTCCCGGTCATCGAAGAGACCGGCGAAGTGTCGAGCTACGACGACTTCTCGAACAACGGCCGTGCGGGCGTGAACTTCAACTACCCGCAGTTCCAGAGCTACCTCTATCAGACGACCGTCGGCTACGGCGAGCGCGAGGTCGAGCGCGCCGGCCTGATGCGGATCAACTACGTCTCCGAGCTGCAGGGCGCGGCCGCCGGCCTGCTGAACCGCTTCGGCAACCTCGCCTACGCGTTCGGCATCAACGGCCTGCAGAACTACGGCCTGATCAACAACCCGTACCTCTCGGCCTATCTGAGCCCGGCCGTGAAGGCATGGGGCGGCACCACGTGGTTCAACGGCAACACGCCGGCCGCCACCGCCAACGAAGTCTACAACGACATCCTGGCGGTCGTGACGCAGCTGATCTCGCAGACCAACGGCGCCGTCGACATGGACTCGCCGATGACGCTGGCGCTGTCCCCGCAGTCGCAGCTGGCGATGAAGTTCACCAACGCGTTCGGCGTGTCGGTGGCCGGCCTCCTGAAGGAAGGCTTCCCGAACATGAAGATCGTCTCGGCGCCGCAATACGGCACCAAGTCGACCGTCAACCCGCAGGGCTACTCGGCGGCCGGCAACGCCTTCCAGGTGATCGTCGACAGCATCGACAACCAGAAGGTCGCCTATCCGGCCTTCAACGAGAAGCTCCGGACCCACAAGCTGATCCCCGAGCTGTCCTCGTGGAAGCAGAAGATGACCTCCGGCGTGTGGGGCACCATCACCCGCATGCCGATGGGCATCGCCGGCATGCTCGGCGTCTGATCGGACGCGAGGCTTTTCACGGCTGTAGAAAAAAGTGTACAACGACCCCGGCTACCTCGATGGAGGAGTTGGGGTTTTTCTTTTCATGGAGCAGGCAATGGCCGAGACGGCTAAGGAGAAGCGCGAGCGTAAGGCCCGCGAACGGGAGGCGGCCGAGGCCGCAAAGCAAAACGGCGATCCGGCGCCGGCGCCTTCCGAGGCGATCCAGAAGCTCAACCAGGAGCGCGCGCTGCATCCTGATCGGACGCCAGACGCGCACGGCGAGCAGATGCGGGTATCGAGCGGCGGCGCAAAGGTGATGGTGGGCTTCAAGGTCGGCGTGCCCTTTGTGGACCTGCAGCTGTCCCGGCTGATCGAGGTCGACGAGCAGACGCAGACCGGTCTTCGCCGCACCAAGATTCCGGAGCGGTTCGGCCCGGTGGTCCGCATTCGCGGCACCGCCTATCCGCGCGGGATCGTGCCGAAGGGCTTTCCGCCGCCGCCCGAAATGGAGTCCGGCGCCGCGATCACCCGCAACGTCGACAAGGACTTCATGGTCGAGTGGACGAAGCTGAACCGGCTGAACCCGATCGTGCAAAACAAGATGATCTTCTTTGCCGAGAACGAGCAGGACTTCCGCTCGATGGCGCGGGAGCTGGCCGGGCTGGCGTCTGGTTTCGAGCCGCTCAACCCCGCCGACAAGCGGGACCCTCGGTTGCCGAAGCCGACGAACAAGGACCTGACCGAACTCGAGCCGGCCAAGCCGGGCGTCTGACAACGGCTTGGCGCCGTGTTACGTTGCGGGCTCCGAGGATTCCTGGAGCCCGCCGATGACGCAGCCGGTGACGTACGACTTCAACACCTGGATCGGGCTTTATCCCGAGTTCGCCTTGGTGGGCGCGCCCCTCGGGCAGGGCTATTTCAACCGCGCCAGCGTGATCTTCGCAAACGACATCACGAACCCGGCCTATGCGGCCCAGGGCCCGCAGAACTTCCAGACCCTGTTCTACATGCTTGTCTCGCACATCGCGGCGCTGAACTGCCCCAAGAACGCGCTCGGCCAGTACGACGCCTCCGGGCTGAATCCGGCCTCGCCGCTGGTGGGCCGCGTCACGACCGCCAGCGAGGGCTCGGTGTCGGTCTCGACCGACAACGGCGACGCGAACGCCGGATCTCCGTCGCAGGCGTGGTACATGCAGACGAAGTACGGCGCGGAGTTTTGGGCCGGCACCGCGATGACCCGCACCGCCACCTATCTGGCGAACCCGCTCGTGATGCCGGACTCGATCTACCCGGGCTTCTACCCGGCGTTCGGCGGCCGCCGCTGGCCGATGCGCCGCTGATGGGCGCGATCGGCAGGAAGCTGCGGCGCGCGGTCGGAGATGGCGGCCGCCACGTCCGCATGATGCACTGGTGCCCGGCCTGCCGGGAGCCGCACGGCATCACGATCGAGGGCGGGCCGCTGCAGTGGACGTTCAACCAAGACTTCGAGCGGCCGACCTTCACGCCGTCGGTGCTGTGCTTCACGTCCTATGACGACGAAGGCGATCCGCTGCCGGCCGGACAGCGGCGCACGCTTTGCCACTACTTCATCACCGAAGGCCGCATTCAATTTTGCGGCGACAATCCGCACGAGCTGAACGGCCAGACGGTCGACCTTCCGGATTGGCCCTATGCGCCGGGCGAGTTCGGCGGTATCGAGGACTGATCGTTTTCACGAGAAACAGGAGCCGGATCAATGGCGCGGATCAGGGGCGGCGAGCGCGTGTCCGAGGTCCTGCGGCGGATCGCCGATCGGGTCTCGCAGCCGATGCAGCTGCGCGTCGGTTTTCTGGAAAACGCCACCTATCCGGACGGCAAACCGGTCGCGATGATCGCGGCCATCCAGGAGTTCGGGGCGCCCCGGGCCGGCATCCCGCCGCGCCCGTTCTTCCGCAACATGATCGCCGACAAGGAGCACGAGTGGCCGGCGGCGGTCGCCGGCCTGCTGCTGGACAGCGACTACGACCTCGCGCGCGCTCTCGACATGGCGGGGTTTGCGATCGAAGGACAACTGAGGCAGAGTATCCAGCAGACGAACTCGCCGCCGCTCGCCGATTCGACGGTCGCCCGAAAGGGCTTCACGAAGCCGCTGATCGAGACCGGTCACATGCTGAACAGCATCGACCACGAGGTCGTCCGCCGAGACTGAAGTCCCGAGTATCCCGCAACGTAAAGCCAACCGCCGCGTATCTAGGCCAGAAGGACACCGCCCAATGACCAAAGCCGTCATGTTTTCCAGCGACAGGGGCGATCTGCCCTTCACCCTCGCGCTCACCAACAATCTGTCGGCCACCACCGACCCCAGCGCCTCCAACGACAAGTCGCAGGGCTACGAGGCCGGATCGCAGTGGATCAACGTAACAAACGGCCGCATGTGGTCGTGCCAGTCAAATGCGGTCGGCGCAGCCGTGTGGGTGCTGGACGGTGGCGCCTCTGGCGTCGGCACGCAGGGCGCGCCCGCCTCGCAGGATACCGCCGCGACGCTGACCGCCGCGCAAATCCTGACCGGCATCATCACGTCCGCTCCGGCCGGCGCCATCAACCTTCAGCTCCCGCTCGCGACCGCGATGGACACCGCCTTCGGAGCATCGGCGCCCAACAACAGTTCGTTCGACTTTTCGGTGATCAACACGGCCGGCGCGGCCAACACCGCGACCATCACGACGAACACCGGTTGGGCCCTGGTTGGCTCGATGGCGGTCGCGCAGAACGTCTCGGCGCGCTTCCGGGCACGCAAGACCGGCACCGGCGCCTGGACGCTGTACCGCCTGTCCTGACGTCTTTCGGGGCTTCCGGCCGGCGGGCTCATACCCCACCCCGGCCGAGGCCTCGGGAGGGCGCGGGACCCCTCCTCCGTTGCCTTCGGGGGTCCCGCTGCTTCCAACGGGGGAAAGCATCACATGGGCGCCTTCATCCTCGCCGCGATCGTCCTGCTCGCCAGTTTCGGCCTTGCGGTCGGCTCCGAGCTGCTGCGCGGCATGCACCCGGCGCCTAGCATGGTGCCGAGCCGTTTCGGCGAGATACTGATCACCGGCGCGCTGGTCTCGATCGTGATCGCGGCCACCCACTGGATTCCGCGGATCGGCTGGTAGCATGGACCTGCACGGCATCGTCTCGCCCTACATCTCGACCGTGAACCCAATGTCGCGCTGCTCGATCCGGATCAGCTCGGGATACACGATCGCGGACGACGGCCAGCAGCAGCCGACTTATCTGCCGGACTTCACGGCGCTCGCGCAGGTACAGCCGCTGTCGTCAAAGGATCTGCAGCACGTCGCCGGCATGAACCTGCAGGGCGACCTGGAGGCGATCTACATCGCCGGCCAGCTGCACGGCGTGCAGCGCATGACCGAGCAAGGCGGCGACCTCGTGACGATCCTGGAGGGCGCGGCGGCCGGCGTCTACCTGACCACCATCGTCCTCGAAAACTGGCCGGACTGGTGCAAGGTGGCGGTCACCCGCCAGAACGAGGACCCGCCGTAAATGGGCAAGCTGCTGCGCTTCCCGCCGCTACTCGAGCTGCCGCGCAGGCCGCCGTTGGAGCACGACGCAAAACCCGTTATTTTGATTCTGCCGGTGATCCGGATCGACCGAACCTATGAAGGGGACACCACCCATGCACCTGAAGATCAAGGCGGCCCTCCTCGCGATCGCCCTCGCGGCCGTCGGCGGCGCCGGGCCTTCTAGCGCGCAGATGCAGCCGGGACAGCCGCTTGTCCCGCTCGGCTACTGCCAGCTCACCTCGCTCGGCAGCTCGACGCTGCTGTCGACCTGCTCGGGCGGCATCCCGACCGGCGCGAACGTCGTGATCCTGAAGGCCGAGGCCCAGGCGCTGCGCTGGCGCGACGACGGCACGGCGCCGACCTCGTCGGCCGGCATGCCGATAGCGACCGCGGACGCTCCGTTCGTCTACGTCGGCCAGCCCTCGAAGCTGCGGTTCATCGAGCAGACCTCGGGCGGCAAGCTGAACGCCGCATTCTATCGGGCGCCGTGAGCGTCGCGGTCCAGATCACCCCGACGCAGTCGGACGTTCAGAAGGCCATTCGGGCCTTCCTGACCGACGTGCTGCCGGCCGGCGTGCCGATAATCGCCGCGCAGGCGAACCGCGTCCCGGAGCCGAAGCAGAAGAACTTCGTGATCATATCGCCGCTGCGGTTCGAGCGGCTGGCCACGAACCTATCTCGCGACCTCGACAATCGCTTCACCGGATCGGTGGCCGGCTCCGCGCTGACGGTCTCGGCGGTGGACTTCGGCGAGATCCGGATCGGCTCGACCTTGTTCGGCGTCGGCGTCGCGGACGGCACGCGAATCACCGCGCAGTCGTCCGGCCCCGCGGGCGGCGCCGGCGTCTACGTGGTGTCGAACCCGCAGACGATCGCGGCCGAGACGTTGTCGTCCGGCCTGCGCGAGGTCACGCTCGAATCCATCATGACGGTGCAGCTCGACTTCCACTCCGAGGACTACACGGCCGGCCAGATGGCGCAGACGGCCGCCACGCTGCTGCGCGACCCCTACGGCACCAAGTTCTTTGAAGGTCAGGGGATTCCGCTGGCGCCGCTCTACGCCGACGACCCGCGCATGCTGCCGTTCACGCAAGATCAGTCGCAGTGGGAGTGGCGCTGGACGCTCGACGCCAAATTCCAGCTCGATCAAACCGTGCTGGTGTCGGCGCAGTACGCCGATTCGCTGTCGGTGCTGACCATCAACGTGGACGCCGCCTACCCGCCGTAGTGTGTTGCGCGTTTTTTTCATGTATAAGCCGCGAAGCATCACACCGCCGCGGCCTGACCAGGAGAGAGCTACATGGGGACGATTCCCGCCTCGCAACTCGTCGACGTTCAGTCGAGCGTCCAGTCAGCCGGCGGGTCGGCCGTCGACATCATCGGCCTCTGCCTGACCAACAGCACGCGGGTACCGATCGGCTCCGTCCTGTCCTTCCCGAGCGCGGCGGCGGTCTCCAGCTACTTCGGCCCCGGCTCCGCGGAGGCCCGCGTGGCGGGCGGCGGCTCCGGCTTCGGCGCCGGCTACTTCGGCGGCTTCGACGGATCGAACCGCAAGCCGGCCAACATCCTGTTCGCGCAGTACAATACCGCGAACGTCGGCGCCTACCTGCGCGGCGGATCGGTGGCGTCGCTCACCCTGGCGCAGCTGCAGGCTATCAACGGCACCCTCTCGGTCACCATCAACGGCGTCGTCAAGAGCGGCTCGATCGACCTGACCGGCGTCACCTCGTTCTCGAACGCCGCCACCAAGATCGCCGATACCCTCGACATCGAGGGCGCGGCCGGCGCCACGTTCACCGGCGCGATCTCCGGCACCACCCTGACGGTCTCGGCGTTCGGCAGCGGCACCCCGCTGGCGGTCGGGCAATTCGTCGACGGCGTGGGCGTCGACCCCGCCACCTACATCACGGCGCTCGGCACCGGCACCGGCGGCACCGGCACCTACACGGTTTCGGTATCGCAGACGGTCGGCAGCGAGGCCATGACCTCCAGCCTGCCGGGCGTCAGCTACGACAGCGTCTCGGGCGGCTTCCTGGTGTCGTCCGCCACCACCGGATCGGCCTCGACGATCGGCTACGCGACCGGCACGGCGGCGGCCGCGCTGAAGCTGCAGGCCGCGCAGGGCGCCGTCACCTCACAGGGCGCGAACGCGGCGGTCGCCGGCACGCTGATGGACAGCATCGTGGCGCTGAACCGGAATTGGGCCACCTTCTTCACGTCGTTCGACCCCGACGGCGGCTCCGGCTTCACCAACAAGCTGGCGCTTTCGGCGTGGTGCAGCGGTCAGTCGAACCGCTTTGCGTTCATCGGGTGGGACACCGACGTCACGCCGACGCAGTCGGTCCCGGCGACCGCCAGCTACGGCTACGCGGTCGCGCAGGCCGGCTACAAGGGCACCTGCCTGCTCTACGAGCCGAGCGACCTGAACCTTGCGGCGTTCGTCGCGGGCGCGGCCGCCTCGATCGACTTCACCGAGCGCAACGGCCGGATCAGCTTTGCGTTCAAGTCGCAGAGCGGCCTCCTGGCCGGCGTGACCGACCCGACCGCGGCCGCGAACCTTGCCGGCAACCCGCAGACCACCGACAAGGGCAACGGCTACAACTTCTACGGCGCCTACGCGAACGCCAACCAGAACTTCGTCACCTTCCAGCGCGGCTTCGTCTCGGGCGAGTTCTCGTGGCTGGACAGCTACATCAACCAGATTTGGTTCAACAGCTATTGCCAATCGGCGCTGATGAACCTGGAGACGAACGCGCGGTCGATCCCCTACGACGATAGCGGCCGCACCACGATCGAGGCCGCCCTGAAGGACCCGATCGACGCCGCGCTGAACTTCGGCATGTTCGGCCCGGGCCCGCTCTCGAACGCGCAGATCGCGGCCGTCAACGGCGCGGCCGGTCAGGACATTGCCTCGACGCTGCAGACGCAGGGATATTTCCTGCAGGTGCTGCCGGCGACGGCCTCGGTCCGGGCGGCCCGCACGTCGCCTCCCGCGAAGCTGTGGTACATCGACAAGGGCGCGGTGCAGGCGATCCTCCTGAACACCATCGCGCTTCAGTAAGGCGCACGGAAAGGGCTAGACGACGATGGGCGACATCTCCGCAGCAAACGCAGTGCTGGTGTTCACGGTGCCGGGCCTCTTCCCGGTGCCGGTGCAGGTGCAGGGCTTCGGCCCCGACGACGTCTACAGCCTGGACGACATCGAGCTCGTCGAGACCTCGATGGGCGTCGACGGCATCCTGTCGGGCGGCTTTGTCTGGAAGGAGCAGCCGATGGGCATCACGCTGCAGGCCGACTCGCCGTCGAACGACTTCTTCGACAACTGGATGCAGAATCAGAAGGCGGCGCTCCGCAGCTACCCGGCGAACGGCGTCCTGACCCTTCCGTCGATCGGCATCAAAATGATCATGACAAAGGGCTTCCTCGGCACCTACAAGCTGCCGGACGGCAAGCGCGTCCTCACGCCGCGGCGGTACCGCCTGAAGTGGGAAGACGTCGTCCCGTTCCCGATCTGAGGGGGACGGCATGTTCAACGATCGCCGCGTCGAGCTGGTCGCGACGCCTGCGGCGCCTTGGATCGGCCGGGACGCCAACAAGGCGTTCCTCATCACCGAGTGGAGCGCCAAGCGGGCCGAGAAGTGGGCGTGGGGTATGGTGTTCGCGCTCAAGGGCACCAGCAGCGAGATCCCGCTCGACGTCGCGCGGCTCGGCATGGCGGGCGTCGGCATCCGCCTGATCAACACCATCCTGAAGGCCGACACCGACTACTCCAAGATCGAGCCGTTCATGAACGAGCTGATCGACGAGTGCGTGAAGATCGTCCGCGACCCGACGGTGTCGGACAAGGCCACCGGCCACCCGGTCGCATCCCCCCTCCTGGACGGCGACATCGCCGAGATCGCCACCCGGCAGTGGCTGCGGTCGGAGGTAATCCGCGTCCACACAAATTTTTCCGTGTTCGACGCCCTCTCGGAATTGCTGTCCCAAGTGAGGTCGTGGACGCCGAGCGAGGCACCGTCGACTACCCAAACGTCCCCGCCATCATCGGGCGAGCCCTCTCCGTCGACCCCGGCCTGATCGCGGTCTTGGACCGCATCAGCGTCGAGGACCTGCACGACCTGCTTGAGGTGCGGGCGATCGACGCTCACAATAGGCGCGTGATCCAGCGCAACCTTGAGGCCGCGGAGAAGGACCAGTGACGACCGTCATCGACAGCCTCGTCCTCGAGTTCGGGCTCGACCCGTCCGGCTTCACGAAGGGCCAGCGCGAGGCGATGGATCAGCTGCGCCGCTTCGAGCAGGACGCCGAAAAGGTCGGCGCGCGCGCGGAGCAGCAGGGCCGCAAGACCGTCGACATGATGGCGGCCTTCCGGCGCGAGGCGCTCGGCGCGATCGGTGCGCTCGTCGGCGGCATTGGAATCCGCCGGTTCATCAATGACATGTCGACGCTCGACGCCGGAGTCGGCCGGGCCGCGCTGACGTTCAACATGAGCGCCCGCGAGCTGTCCACCTGGGAGGGTGCGGCCGCGCAGGCCGGCGCCAAGGCAGGCGAAATGCGCGGCACGATCGGCGGGCTGACGCAGGACATGAACCGCTTTTTGCTGACCGGGCAGGGCACGCTGGCGTCGGTGCTGCGGCCGCTCGGCGTCGACATGTTCGACGCGAACAAAAACCTGAAGGACGCCGGCACGCTGATCCTCGACATCGTCGGCGCGCTAGACCGCGCCGGCCTGGACCCGGCCCGGCGGGCGGCGTTCCTGTCGATGCTGCCCGGCATGTCGGAGGGATCGCTCAACCTGATGATGAAGTCGCGGCGAGAGCTGGAGGAGTATCTTCGGCTGAGCCGCGAATTGGGATCGACGACCGCGGACTCGGCGCAGAAGGCGCAGGAGTACGAGCGGGCGGTCGCGAACCTGGACCGGGCGTTCACGAACCTCGGCCGCACGATCGCGACGAGCGTCTTCCCGGCGCTCGCCGGCCTCGCGAACGTCTGGACCGACACGCTCTCGGGCGGCAAGAACTCGATTTTCAAGCTGTCCGAGGGAAGTCTGCTCGACGAGCTGGCAAAGTCGTCGATGGGCAAGACGAACAAAAACGCCTGGGACGTCATCACCGAGTGGTGGAAGCGGATCAACAGCGAGGGCACTCCGGCGAAGGTGCCGCAGCCGCCGGCCGCCGGGCCGCGCGCCGCCGCGACATCAACCGGCGAGGTCGTCGAGTACATCAGGCAGGCGGCGATCAGGCGCGGGATCGACCCCGACATCGCGGTCGAGGTCGCGCGCCGCGAAGGCCTGCACAAGTATGTCGGGGACGGCGGATCGTCGTTCGGTCCCTTCCAGCTGCACTACGGCGGCGTGAACCCCGCGATGCCGAAGGCCGGCCTCGGCGACGCGTTCACGAAGGCGACCGGGCTGGACGCGCGGGACGAGTCGACGTGGCGCCAGCAGGTGGACTTCGCGCTCGATCAGGCCGCAAAACCGGGCGGCCGCGGATGGGCTGACTGGTATGGCTGGAAGGGCGGTCAGTTCGCCGGCATCCCGCGCGGCGGCTCTACCTCGACCACCACCGTGTCGGTCGGAAACGTCAACGTCTACACCCAAGCGACCGACGCGAAGGGGATCGCGGCAGACATCAAGCCGGCGCTGGAGCGCGGCTCCTTCACGTCGCAGTTCAACTCGGGGCTGGAGTAGCGATGCCGAATATCCCGAACGTGCCGGGCGTCCCGGCCCTGACCAGCTACGCGAGCGGCGTGCTGACGCTGCTGGTGGCGGACGCGATCTCGTTCCTGTTCGGCGGCCCCGCAAATCCCTGGGGCATCTATCTGGACGGCGAGCCGGCATTCTCCTACGAGAGCTTCAACGGCATGTCGTTCCGCAAGGAGTACGTGATCGCCGATTATCCGGTCGAGGCGCCGGGCGACGGCACCTCCAGCGGCTTCATGAGCTACGACAAGGTCGAGATGCCGTTCGAGTGCCGGGTGCGGCTGATCTCGGGCGGCACCGAGCAGGAGCGCGCCGCCCTGCTGGCGGAGGTCGAGGCCGCGGCCGCGTCGCTGACCCTGTTCGACATCGTGACGCCGGAGCGGCTTTACGAGGATTGCAACATCCTGCGGTTCTCGTTCGAGCGCACCGCGATGGACGGCGTCGGCGTGATCAAAATCGACGTCACGTTCCAACAGATCAGGTCGTCGGAGGCCTCGGCGTTCACGAACACGCAGCAGCCCGGATCGGCCTCGCAGTCCGGCCTCGGCAACGTGCAGGCGGTGTCGTCGGCCGGCGCCTCCGCTAGTATCTCCTCCTTCCCGCTCGCGAGCGTGCAATGAGCCAGATCGTCCCGCTGCAGGCCCTCCCCAACCAGCAGGTCCAGTGCCAGCTCGGCGGTCAGGCCGTGACGCTGAACATCTACCAGCAGGCCTACGGGCTTTATGTGGACGTCTACGTCGGCGGCAGCGCGATCGTGCAGGGCGTGATCGCCGAGAACCTGAACCGGATCGTGCGGTCGGCCTACCTGGGGTTCTCGGGCGACTTTTGCTTTTGGGACACGCAGGGGACATCGAACCCGGTCTACACCGGGCTCGGCGCGCGCTATCAGCTCGTCTACCTGACGGCCGCCGAGGTCGCGACCGTGGAGGCCGCCTGATGCCGGAGACGTTCTCCCGCAAACAGATCGAGGTCTCGATCGAGCTCGCCGCCGACACGCAGACCAACCAGCCGAACACCTTCGCGGGCACCGGCGCCGACACGACGACGATCCGCGACAAGCGAATGAGCGTGCGCATCCAGAACTCCGGCGCGCCATCGAACTCGTCCGCGCAGGTTTCGATCTACGGCATGACGGAGTCGGTGATGAACCAACTCTCGACGCTCGGCATGGTGCTGAACCTCGTGCCGAAGAACGTCCTGACCGTGAAGGCCGGCGACGATCAGGTGGGGCTTACGACGGTCTTCAGGGGGACGATCGTCTCGGCTTACGCCGATATGGCGGCCGCGCCGGACGTGCCGTTCATCCTGGACTGCCAGAGCGGCCTCGCGGAGGCCACCAGCAACGTGCCGCCCACCAGCTACAAGGGATCGGTGCCGGTCTCGACCATCATGAGCGGCTTCGCGCGCCAGATGAACGTCGGGTTCGAGAACAACGGCGTCGACACCGTCCTGATCAACCCCTACTACCGCGGCTCGCTCGATCAGCAGCGGCAGCAGTGCGCCCGGGACGCCGGCATCAACGCCGAGGTCGTCAACGGCAACGTGCTGGCGATATGGCCGCGGTTCGGGTCCCGCACCAGCCTGTCGAAGATCCCGCTGATCGCGGCGCCGCCGGACGGCGCGATGATCGGCCGGCCGTCCTTCACGCAGCAGGGCATCCTGGTCCGCAACCTGTTCAACCCCGAGATCGCGTTCGGCGGCAAGGTCGAGATCAGGACCCGGGAGCGCGCGCTCTCCAAGGCGAACGGGCAGTGGACGGTCTATAAGCTGGACCTAGCGCTCGACGCGCAGGTGCCGAAGGGCCAGTGGGCGTCGACGCTGTACTGCTACAACCAAGGCTCCCCGAACCCGGTGATCTTGCCGCCCAAATGAGCAACACGGCCTCATCCTCGTCGCTCGGCGCCAGCCAGCAGACCCCCAACGACGCGGCCAACCTGCCGAACGAGATCGCGTTCGCGGTCGAGCGCATGCTGGCGCGGCTCGACATCGCCAAGCCGGTCAAGGTGGTGGCGGTCAACAGCGGCGCCGGTTCGCCGCCCGGCCCCTGCACGGTCGACGTCCAGCCGCTCGTCAGTCAGGTGGACGGCAACGGCAATGCGGTCGAGCAGGGCACGGTCTACGGCATCCCGGTCGCCCGGTTGCAGGGCGGGCCCTGGACGATCGTGTGCGACCCGGTGGTCGGGCAGTTCGGCTTCGTGGTGTGCGCGGACCGCGACATCTCGAAGGTGGTGGCGTCGCCGGGGGTCGCGCCGCCGAACTCGAGTCGGCGCAGCTCGATCTCGGACGGCGTGTTCGTCGGCTCGATCCTGAACGACATCGGCGAGCAATATCTGTGGCTTCGGGCGGACGGGACCTTCAAGCTCGCGGCGGCCGGCGGATTCGTGTTAGAGAGCGACGCCAGCGGCAACGCGACCATGACGACCGGATCAGGGGGACTCACGGTGAACGGACCGATCAACTCGACCGGCCAGATCACGGCCAACAGCAACAACCCGGCCACAAAGGTCACGCTGACGAATCACCGCCACTCGGCGAATAACCAGCCGCCGACCCCGGGGTTCTGATCCGTGGACACCCTCCTGCTCGACCGCTCGACCTGGGACCTCGTGCTCGACGCCGACGGCAACATCGCCAAGGCGTCGAACCCATACTCGCTCGCGCAGGACGCCGCGAGCGTGATCCGGACGTGGCTCGGCGAGGTCTACTTCGACACCACGGTCGGGATTCCGTGGGCGCAGCAGGTCATGGGCCGTTCGCCGTCGCTTTCGCTGCTGCGCGAGCAGCTCAAGGCCGCCGCGCTGACGGTGCCGGACGTCGCGACCGCGACCGTCTACCTCGTGACGCTGACCGATCGGCGGGTCGGCGGTCAGGTGCAGGTCACCAGCTCGTCGACCGGCACCACCTCGGCGGCCGACTTTGAGGTCATCAACCCGCAGGGGCTCGGCTGATCATGGCAGGAACACTCGTCCCGACCTTCACGTTCGGCCCGACCGGGTTTGTGGCGCCGAGCGGACCGGACGTCCTTGCCGGCGTGCAGGGCGACATCAACGCGGCGTTCGGCAACAACCTGAACTATCAGCTGACGACGCCGCAGGGGCAGCTCGCCAGCTCCGAGGCCGCGGTGATCTCGAACACCTACGCGACCTTCCAGTATTACACGCAGCAGGTCGACCCCGCCTATGCGTCGGGCCGGATGCAGGACGCGATCGGCCGCATCTACTTCCTGGAGCGCGACCCCGCCGAGCCGACGTCGCTGCAGGTCTCCTGCTCCGGGCAGGCCGCGACGATCCCGACCGGCGCGCTCATCCAGGACCCGAGCGGCAACACCTACGCGGCCACGTCGGACGGCGTGCTGCCGGCGACCGGCGGCTCGATCACGCTGCAGTTCGACGCCGTCGTCCCGGGCCCGACCGTCGTGCCGGCGTCGGTGACGATCTATCAGGCGATCAACGGGTGGGACTCCGCCACCATTGTGTCCGGCGTGGTCGGCCGCGACGTCGAAAGCCGGGCGGCGTTCGAGACGCGGCGGCGCGACTCGGTCGCCGGCAACTCGTTCGGTCCGATCACCGCCATCCTGGGCGCGATCGCAAAGGTGCCGAACGTCCTCGACTTCTACGGCTACAACAACAACACGAACGCGCCCGTCACGGTGAACGGCGTCGTGATCCCGGCCTACGGAATCTACATCTCGGTCGCGGGCGGCACGGCGGCCGACATCGCGGCCGCGATCTTGTCGAAGAAGGGCGCCGGTGCGCCGATGGCCGGCAACACGACCGTGACGGTCTACGACGACAACCCGCTCTACGCGGTGCCGCCGGCCTATCAGGTGAAGTTCACGATCCCGACGCCGCTGCAGCTGCTGTGGAGCGTCCAGCTCGTCAATAGCCCGCTCATCCCGTCGGACGCCGCCGCGCAGGTGTCGGCCGCCCTGATCGCGGCCGCGACCGGGCAGAGCGACCTGATCCCGCCGCCGCCCCGCGCGCGCATCGGCACCACCGTCTACGCCGCGCAGTACATCGGCGCCATCAACGCGCTTGGCTCCTGGGCGCAGGTAGCGTCGATCCAGATCGGCTCGAAGAAGGTGACGTCCGCGACCTTTTGGGCGCAGGTTGCCGGCACCGCCATGACGGTGATCGGGACCGGCCTGACCGGCGCGCTGGCGCCAGGGCAATTCGTGTTCGACTCGCTGTCCCGCGTCTCGAACGGCACGCAGGTGACGGTCGGCAGCGGCGGCGCCGGCAGCTACACGCTCAACCAGCCGGCGACGGTCGGCGCCTCCTTCACCGGTACCGGCTCCGGCACGAACCTGACCGTGACGGCCGTCACCGGCAAGATCTCGGCCGGCGACCTTGTCGTCGGCACCGGCGTGCCGGCCAACACCACGATCGTCTCGCAGACCTCCGGCACGCCGGGCGGCGCCGGCGTCTACGTCACCAGCAACGCCACCACCTCGGTTGGCGCCGCGCTGAACTGCTACGGCGCGATGGTGTCGGCGGTGGCGGGCTCGAGTTCGGCGGTCGTCAACGCCGACGAGGTCCCGCAGGTGACTGCGCCGAACATCGTGGTGACGACGACATGACCGGGCCCTCCTACCCGCATCCGAACCCGGCCCCGGGCTCGAACGGCATCGGTCAGTTTCAGATCGGCATATCGCCGATCGGCACCATCCCGGTGTTCGACGTCTGGACGACGATCATCGCGCAGTATGCGAACTCGCCGATCCTGACCTCAATGATCGAGAGCTTTAACGCCGCGATGGACCTTACGGTCCCGATGGAGAACTTCTACGACTTCATCTGGAACGTCGACACCGCGCAGGGCTACGGCCTCGACGTGTGGGGTCGCATCGTCGGCGTGCAGCGCGCCATCCAGATTCCCGGATCGGTGTCGCTGTTTGGCTTTAACGAGGCTGGCGCGAGCTGGACCGGATTCGGTCAGGGCAGCTTCTACGGCGGCCAGTCGATCAACACAAACTACATCCTGAACGACACCGACTTCCGAAAGCTGATTCTCGCGAAAGCGGCCGGCAACATCAGCGACGGCTCGATCCCGTCGGTGAACTCGATCCTGCTGGCCCTCTTTCCGAACCGCGGCGACTGCTACGTCAAGGACAACCAGGACATGTCGCTCGCCTACGTTTTTCTTTTCCCGCTCACCCCCGTCGAGCTGGCGATCGTCTCGCAGCTGAACGTCTTGCCGAACCCGGCCGGGGTCGTTATCAACGTCCAGCAGCCGTAAGGGGGGACCGTCAATGCTCCGCCACGCCGCGAGGCTTATCGCCCTCTCGCTCGCGCTGATCGCCGCGCCGCTGCAGGCGATGCAGCAGAGCGACGCGCCCACGAAGTTCAACATCCCGTGGGCCAATTCGGCTTCATCGCCCTACGTCCGCACGATCCCGCAGGCCTCGCAGATCGGCATCCAGAACTGCGCGGCGTCGCTGACGGACGGCTTCCCGCCGCTGACCTTCGTGCCGGCGTCGGCCGGCGGATGCCCGCCGTTCGGCGCGGACTTCAACGGCATCCTGCGCCAGATCACGCAGTGGAGCCGGTGGGGGCAGGCGAACGGCCCGGTGTTCTACGACTCCGCGTTCTCGACCGCCGTCAACGGCTACCCGAAGGGCGCGATCCTGCAGTCCACCGTCCTGGTGGGCCGGCTTTGGCTCTCGACCGCCGACAACAACACCACCAACCCGGACGCGCAGGACGGATCGGCCGCGAACTGGACGGTGCTGCCCGGCACCGCGATGCCGGGGCAGCTGCTGCAGACCCTGGGGTCTACGGCGCCGCCGAACGCCGTCGCGGCGAACGGTCAGACGGTCGGCAACGCCAGCTCGAACGCGACCGGCCGCGCGAACGCCGACACCTACTGGCTGTTCGTCCGGCTCTGGACCGATTGCCCGAACACGCAGTGCCAGCTCTACAACTCGTCGGGCGGCGCTGTCTCGCGCGGCGCCAGCGCGAACGCCGATTGGGCCGCCAACCGCGCGATCGCGACCTACCAGATGAACGGCGCGGCGACGATCGCGGCCGACAC